CAACATGGTGACCTGCTGTAAGTGTGACTCAATTCTCCTGCACAGGATGACCGAAGAAACGACAAAATGTTACTCATGCAATCAGCATATAAATCTAAACGACTGCGAGGACTACTTCTACGAAGGGATGCCCGAACTAAATAAAAACAAATAACCATGTTACTAATCATATTAAACATAGTACTACTTGAGATAGTACTGAGCATAGACAACGCATCGGTAATGGCAACGATGGTAAGAACACTTCCAGAATCACAGCAGAAGAAGGCGTTAACCTATGGGATAGTAGGTGCATACCTGTTCAGAGGACTAGCGCTATTCATTGCATCGTTTCTAATCAGCATGTCATGGCTAAAGGTCATCGGAGGATTGTACCTAGTGTACCTGTGCATCAAAAGTTTCAGAGGTAGCGATGATTCTAATCACACAGCAACATCAAAGTCATTTTGGTTGACCGTACTATCGATCGAAATGATGGACTTGGTGTTCTCTATCGACAACATACTAGCATCGGTATCGTTTACTGACAGCATGCTCATCATCATACTAGGAGTGTTCATTGGAATCGTAGCAATCAGATTCGCAACCACCACGTTCATTCGAATCATCAACAAGAATCCAATGATGGAGAAGGTATCATACGCTGTGATAGGTATGCTAGGGGTCAAGCTAAGCTTGTCATACTTCATTCCTGTACTAAACACCGAGGGCGTTGACATGATGTTCTCGGCCTTGACTCTAATAATGTTTGTAGTACCACTAATAATCAAATCAAAATGACACAAGAAGAAATGACAAGAATCATTCTCGCATACGAGCTAGAGATGCGTGAATTCATGAACGAAATGGTTAACGCCTTTGGTCGCGATGACGACTACTCAAAACGAATAACGGCACAATGGCTAGCCGTTGAAGAAATACTAATCAGATTAAAACTAAAAGAAGAATGAAAGAACAAATTTTATCAAAGGGAAATAAGATTTTCTCTGTAACCTTTATCAAGAAAGATGGTTCAACAAGAAGGATGGTCGCTCGCCTAGGAGTCCGAAAGGGAGTAAAGGGTATAGGCATGTCGTTCAGTCCATCTGAGAAGAATCTCATGGTGGTATTCGACATGCACAAGCGAGCCTTTAGAATGGTGAACCTAGAAACGATTGTAGAACTTAAATGATGATTGTGATGAACCTAATAAAATTTTGCGAGCACACCAAGGAGTGGGGTGGCTGCGTGTACTCCCTTCCTCTCGGCCAGTTTGCAGGTATGGAGGACATGGAGACTATTGAAGGAACGGTTGAGGTGTACAGGTTCACTGACTTGGAATCAATCAAGCACTATGTCAGAAAGTATGTAGACAAGTACATCGATCAATTGGTCGACCACGACAACTACATGCGTTCATACGTATCAAACAGGAAGCTGTACATCAACATAATGAAACTAACTGACAATCAGTAGGTTAGACAGAATAGTGTTGACTTGTGTTGAAAAATGTTAGTTTTTTTTCAAATCAACACTGATTAACTGTCTGATTTACAACGAGTTGTAAGTCAGAATGTTGAAATGTTAATTTTTGACCTAAAAAACTCTAGAAATTTTTTTATAGTAATATACTATACTATATATATATTTTATTTTTATTTTCGAATTAGGGTATAAAAATTAACATTTTAACACTAACCCAATAAAATCAAGGGTTTCAGAAAAAAAAATCAACACTAAACCAACACAAACCAACACTAATAACTAAAAATCAACACTATGGAGAAAGACAGAGCGCTATTCGTAGCCTACTACTATTGGGGCTACGAACAGAACGAGAGCATATGGCAATCGTTCGACAAGTTATACGACCTATCTGAGAAGTTTGTCAACAGCTACAGCCAAGACAAAAACTGGGAGGATGAATCGTTCGAGGAGTACATTGAAAACTTTTTAAATAATAATCTATGAAAGCAAGAGTTAATCCGTTCTATCGATCAGTAGTTCTGTCGGTAGAGCAATCTGAGGTGGCTGAGTTATTCTTTGAGGATACAAACGAATGGCAATCGGTAGCAATCAATGGCAAGATGTATGACGTACATCTAAGCTACGAGCCTGTTGAGTCGTACAGGAACAGGCAGGCTTGGTTAGATTCATTAGTCTCCGTATATTTGGTCAGTGACTATACTGACGAGGAGTACTACTCACGAAATTTAATAACAGAAGTAAAGCTAGAGCTATGATTAGATACAAGATAAGATACGTACAGAACGGGGAGGAAGAGAAGCTGTACGTTGTAGCCCCGAACGAAGACGTGGCAATGATGTTCTTCGAGTTAGCCTTTGACGATGTTGTCTTCCTATCGATCGACAAGGCAGTAGTACAGATAATAACACCGAAGCTATGCTCAAACTAGTAAGGTACACCATCATTTGGGTCAGCCAAAATCTAAGCATTCCGTTTTGGATGGTCGGTCATGTTCACTTATCAGTGAACGTTTATGACGACATATACGAGATACTGGCATCAATGGGGATGAACATACTAGTAGCAGTTGGATTCGTGTTAGGTTATATTGACGAACAAAAAAAATAAATGCCTATGACAAACTTACTTTTATCAGCAGCCGTATGGTGGCTGTCGTACTACCTAGCGCTTCGGTCTATTGGCAGGATCACCCTTGCAATACTTCCGCTGATGCTTATCAACTTTATATCAATGGCTTCAATAATCTATAATTTTATAATGCTATGGCAATAATTCTAAATCAAATCCTTACGCCCGATGGGACGATACTGAGGAGTACAAGTGGAGATGTGTATGACTTTCATCACGACAGTGTAACGAAAAAGTTGTATGCCGTTTCTGGAGGAGTAAGTGAGGTAGTTCGGGTGATCCCCGACAGAAATTCAAGAGACATATCCGTATGGTCTTACGACACTAACGATAGCCTAAAGGGACGGCTACACGTTAAGTTTAAAAATGAGATAGTCCCGATTCGTAAATTAAATAAAAAACAAGTTACCATGTACCTAAAAAATCTAAAAACTGAAAACCTGTACGATGCCATCTTGCGCAACGTACTTACATCAATGATGATGCTATTCATCGTGTTCGGATCATTCGCTCAGAAGTTAATTCTAAGCGATAGATATAATTCAATATCCATGAATGAGTTCCCAGTGCACTACATGCACAGCGCAGGGTACACAACAAAGGACGATGCCATACTTAATCATAAGTATGTATTGGCTATCAATGGTATTGACACATCGCTAACAACTGTTGAGTACGAGCTAGATGCACCAATATTTTCTAGCTTTTTACATGAGAGTAGCAAGAAGTTATTAATCGTTACATACATAAGAAAGAACATGTTCGGTGGTTACACCAGCTGTTTTATGGAATGTGAAAACGTTACGTTTGATTTGTTCGAGAGCGATGGTTATATGCTAACACAAAGAAAAATTAAGTAGTATGAAGGCATGGGAGCAGATATCATCTAACGATGACAACAGGGTGTTCAGAACAATGAACAGCTCTTGGTACATTGACCATGGTGTGAAGATCGAGTGCTTTGATGAGGACGGCCGAATTGAGGTGATGAACGTCATGACGGCCTCCGACTTCCACGAGCCGATCACCGAGGAGCAGATGTACTTCTTTGAGAACATAGGATGGGAGGCAGGTTGCTACAAGGTGAACGTAGACACATGTGACACTCGCGCAAAGTTCTTTGAAAGGCTATCGTATCTAGCAAAAGATGACCAATCTTTGTATGAATCTGAGACAATTGATGAAAGATTAAACAAAATGTTGGAAAAAAAAGATAAATACGTTAGGAAATTAGAAAAAATATTAAAAACTTTGTAATCAATTCAATTTAATATATGGCACACTGGAGAAATCTAATGAAAGACAACAAGTACCTCGGAGCGTGGGACTTGGAGGTTGACGGCAAGTACGAGCCGAAGATGGTAACTATCGAGAAGATATACCAAGACACATTCGTAGGTGAGATGGGCAAGGAGGACAAGGTATTCATCAAGCTAAAGGAGTTCAGCAAGCCGATGGTTTGCAATCGCTCGAACTTTAAGAGGCTTGAGACATTCTTTGAATCGTTTGACCCTAACTCATACATAGGCAAGCAGATAGTTATAACAACTGAGAAGGTCAAGTCTCCTCAAGGCTTGGTCGATGCGCTGAGATTCAGCACACGTCCATTACCTAAGAAGGAGCTACCTATGCTGAACGAAGATCAGTTGGATAAGGCTATTGACGCTGTGAAGTCTGGCAGAACAACGATCGAGAAGATCAAGAAGCAGTACACAATTACTGAGGACCAACTAAAGATGTTCAGCAATGATTAATGTACGATCATCGGGATGCCATCCGTTGTTCAGCGGAACACGAGATGGACTAACTCCACTACAGATGGAGAAGCTGTTAGACTACAGAGGACGGCCAAAGCTAACTGACAAGCAAAAAGAAGAACTGTCAAAGCTTGAGATGAAGCTAATGTCTGGAGGTGACTTGAGCGAGGGTGCTAAGACGTACATAGAGGAGATGATTGACGAGAGGGTGTACGACTATAGAACACACGTCAGCACCAAGGAGATGACCAAGGGAACCAACGTTGAGGACGACTCGATCGAGGTGTACAACAGGTTGTTCTTTACTAGTCACTATAAGATGGCTGAGTTTGACGAGTTCTACGAGCTGAGATACGGCATATCTGTAGGTCACCCCGACATTGTCGACAAGGAGGCAATGAAGGTGATCGACATCAAGAGCCCATGGTCAAAGAAGACAATGCCCAAGACAGTCAAGAAGGCTGAGAAGAAGGTCAAGGATGCAGGGTATGACTGGCAGGTCAAGCACTATCTGTACATGTTACGTAAGACAACAGGAAAGGACTGGAGAGACGGAGAGGTTTCGTTTGTGTTGACCAACACGCCAGAGGAGTTGATACCAGACAACGAGAACGACAGCCTGCACTACATGGACGATCTTGATGATACGTTAAGAGTGACGATTGTGAAAGTAGAGCTGACGGATGACGACATCAGTTGGATGGACAGCCAGCTTGAGAAGGCGGAGAACTATGCAAGAATGTATTTTAATTACCTAAACAATAAAAACAAATGAGTGATTTTAAAATGAAGGGGGTTTTAAAGGTTATAAACCCATCAGTACAGGTGAGCGAGAAGTTCACAAAGAGAGAGTTCGTATTGAACGAGCCACACGATCAGTATCCACAGGACATCTTGTTCCAGTTAACTCAGAAGAACGTTGACGTATTGGACAAGTTTGTTGAGGGTCAAGAGGTTGAGGTGTCGTTCAGAATTCGTGGACGAGAGTACAACGGCAAGTACTTCAACAACATTGAGGCTTGGAGAATTGAGGCGATTGGTGAGATGCCTAGTACGTCTCCAGCGAAGGAGGAAGACGTTTTACCGTTTTAATCTACTACTAATCAAGGTGGGTAGTCACGCTACCCATCTTTAATTTAACCAAAATGAAAAAATTATTGTTACTAATTCCTGTTCTTGCGTTGTCATGTAAGACGACATCAAATTGTGACGCATACTCAATGAGGCTTAACCCAACGTATGACTCGGTGATTGTTTATAGATACAACACGATGTACATGCCAAAGATATCAATTGATGGAGCTACCACGATATACTTCCACGACATAAAGAGTGGACGATACAGGGTACGAATGTTTGACAATGGTAACGTAGAGACAATTAAATTTAAAATAAAATGAGCGACATAACTAAATGCTACGGGGCTGATTGCCCAATGAAAGAAAGCTGCAAGAGATTCACAGCTAAACCAAGTGAGCTTTGGCAGTCATACTTCCTTGATCCACCATACCACATCAATGAGGGAGGCTTCTCGTGCGACATGTACTGGGGTGCACACGCAGAGGGGGTATGGAACACGCTTCAAGAGGCTGTCGGTATACACATTCCTAACTTGAACGATATTGACATGGACTATGACGCCAGGGGGGATCACAATTTGTGATGTCAACCTTTAGGCTTAAAAAACTTGACAAATTTAAGTCTATAAACTTGTTATTTTGTCGCAAATATAGGAGATACTTGCGACATAATCGTAAATCGCAATACGCAATAATATGAAACAAACAGCAGTAGAATGGTTGGTTGAGCAGTATAAAAAAGTTGGTGGAATACCCATTAGTATGGCTGACCAAGCCAAAGAGATGGAGAAAGAGCAAATTGTAAATGCTTATAACGATTGTGAATGGACTGGGGACCATGAAGATGGAGAACAATACTACAACGAAACCTTTAAACAACAAGAACAATGAAAATTTACCAATTAAAAACAGCAAAAGAATTTTTAGATCGTTGGAAAGATAGTAATCTAAGTCAAGAAAAATTAATGCAAATATATGCAAAACACGTTGCGGAAAGATTTGCTGCAGAATGTGTAAATGAAGCCTTAGGAAATAAAATGGAAGTATCTAACTCTTTACATATGATTATAGAGAAAAAATATAATTCTATTTGGGAAAGCAATATCAATTTAGAATTAGTAAATGGTATAGAAGGTGATTCTATTTACATAAATGACAAAAGAATATGTGGCGAAAATCTTTGTAAAGATGATGCAGTTATTAACAAATGGACTATTTCCATTAGTCAAATTGAGGACGCTCTAGGTATTAAATTTACAGGTGAGCAGTTAGATAAACTTAAACAACAAGAACAATGAAAGCAACACTTGAATTTAACTTACCAGAGGATCAAATAGAATTTGATTTTGCTACACAAGGTAGTAATATGCACTCAGCATTATGGGATATATCTCAAGAGCTGAGAAAACTATGGAAGTATGAAGAACTTGATGAAAAAGAATGGGACATGGTAGAAAGGATTAGGAATAAGTTTTTTGAGATACTAGATGATCATCAAATAAAACTTGATAAGTGAAGTACAGGATAATAATTCTATCGGCACTGATAATAGAGGTTTGCTCAACGTTCTACATTAGATACGTATCAGAAGGAAACACAATAGGAATGTTGATCTTTGCCTTTATTGGACCATTCTTAGGGCTACCATTTACTGGATATATGGTAGAAAGCAAGAACTGGAACGACAGAATTAAGATGGCATTCTCAATGGCTATTGGATACTTAATCGGTGTTATTATTGTCATAAACTTCATAAAGTAAGGTTCCGTAGCTCAGCTGGATAGAGCAACTGCCTTCTAAGCAGTAGGTCACAGGTTCGAATCCTGTCGGAATCACTTAGAGTTATAGTTACAGTTAGGGTTCTGTGGTTAGCCCCCATATAGGGTAAAAACTCTGCGCACATGGGTATGGACAGTGTGCGCTTTATTTTGTAATCGATAAACACAATACATATGGAATGGAAATCAACATCCACTGCCGACATAAAGGTTGACAGTGTAGTAGAGGCTGTAGTCTCTAAAATGCGGAACAGGTCAGCCGTAGGGATCAAGAAGTACAACACAACAATGGACAGAAAGGATCTGTCTGTTGAGGATTGGATAACCCACTTACAAGAGGAGTTGATGGACGCTACAATCTATTTAGAAAAATTAAAATCAATGCTATGATAACCTACTTTAAATCAATCAATGAAACTGACAAGCCTTACCACGTAGACGTACTAGTTGCATTAGATAGAATTAGAGATGGTGTATCGAGAGACCTAGTTGAGCTCATTCGTTCTGCCGAGGACAAGGAGCAACGTAACAATCTTAAGAAAGGTCTTCCTTCAATTTTATTTTCTGGTCAGTTTTCTAGACGTGCTGACAACGCTATCATTGAGCACAGCGGACTCATATGCATAGACTTCGATGGGTTCAAGGACGATCAGTCTTTGTATCAGATGAGACAGGATCTATGTAACGACAAGTACTCATACGCTGTGTTTACGTCACCATCGGGTGATGGACTCAAGGTTCTTGTTAGAATTCCAAAGGACGCACCTAACCACAAGAAGTACTTTGTCGCCTTACAGAAGTACTACAGCTGTGATGAGTTTGACAAGTCTTGCAAGAACATATCTCGTGTGTGTTACGAGAGCTATGACCCAGACATATTTGTAAACGAGCTGTCAGACACTTGGGTAGAGATGGACAACAGCGATGACTTTGTTAAGCCAAAGCCAAGGATACGAGTCAACGACTCAAACGAGGTTGTAAGAAGGCTATCGTTGTGGTGGAACAAGAAGTACGGGATGGTCAAGGGGCAACGAAACAATAACCTATTCATATTTGCCTCAGCACTTAACCAGTACGGAATACCAAAGGACGAGGCACTTGACGTGTTGCTGTCTTATGACGATGGTGACATGGCATCTGAGATGAAAACAATTGTATGGTCTGCATACAAGAACGTACACGAGCACGCCACTAAGTTCTACGAGGATATTGACAAGACAACATCAATAAAGAACGATCTACTTAGAGGTGTTCCAGTAAAGGATGTTAAGGATCAGTATCCAGACGTTGACGAGAACGTAATCAACGAGATGGTAGAGACGCAGGAGTACAACGAGTTTTGGTCCAAGAGTAGCAAGGGGAAGATTGATCTTGTGCCTCACCTATTCAGAGACTATCTGAAGGGCAACGGGTTCTACAAGTACTACCCTAACGGATCAAACAACTTTGTATTTGTCAGAATCATTGACAACATCATTAGCGATACTAACGAGGACATGATCAAGGACTTTGTGTTGGACTACTTGATGGGAATAAACGACATGTCGGTGTACAACTTCTTTGCTATCAACACGAAGTTTTTTCAAGAGACATTCCTAAACTATGTTGCCAAGGTTGAGCCAAACTTCATGGTTGACACCATAGACGAGGCTTACCTGTACTACAGTAACTGCGCTGTAAAGGTTACGGCAAACGATACGGTAATGATAGACTACAAGGACTTGGGTGGATACGTGTGGGAGAAACAGAAGATTAATAGAAACTTTAATAAATTAAAAACTGATGATTGTGAATATAAGAGATTTGTCAAAAACATTTCTGGCAACAACGAGAGTCGCGTTCAGTCGATGGAGTCAACAATTGGTTATCTTCTTCATAGTTACAAGCCTGCTAGCTACTGCCCTGCTGTCATACTTAATGATGAGGTTATTAGCGATAATCCTGAAGGTGGTACGGGTAAGGGGATTTTTGTTAAGTCGATCTCGTACATCAAAAAGATGGTGATAATTGATGGTAAAGGCTTTAGCTTTCAAAAGTCATTCCCTTACCAACGTGTGCAGGTTGACACTCAGACACTAGTGTTTGATGACGTTAGCAAGAACTTTGACTTCGAGAGGTTGTTCAGTGTAATTACTGAGGGAATAACGCTTGAGAAGAAGAACAAGGACGAGATACACATACCGTTTGAGAGTTCTCCAAAGATTGTCATAACAACTAACTATGCGATCAAGGGTGCTGGTAATAGCTTTGAGCGAAGGAAGTGGGACCTAGAGTTCAAGCAGTACTACTCGAAGATGTTTACTCCAGAGACTGAGTTTGGTCACATGTTGTTTGCAGGATGGGATAGTAACGAGTGGTCAAAGTTTGACAACTATATGATATCAAACCTTCAGATGTACCTATCCAAAGGTCTTATACGTTGTGACTTCATGAACCTAAAGACACGCAAGTTTATTGCCGAGACATCTGCTGACTTTTGGGAGTGGGCAACCTCAAGTGACAACGACTACATCAAGATTGACATTGCAAGTCCAGGTCAGTCAATGTACAACAAGTTCACAGAGGAGTACCCAGACTACGGTCCGTATGGAAGGTACAAGCTTTCTCACAACAGGTTCTACAGGTGGATGGACTCTCTTGGAGAGTACAAGTTCGGAGAGAAGCCTAAGATATTTAGGAACGCACATGGCAAGATGGTGCAGTTTGTTAATACTAATAATCAAAATGAATTAAATTTTTAGTTATGGAAATATGTAAATCACTTTTAAAGAGCAGGCTAGAGTTCTACGAGCTCTTGCTTAAGGTAACGTACAACCAGCACAGCGAGTACGACTCTATTGTAAACAAGATAGACGACCTTAAGATGTCAATTAACTTCCTGTCAAACATGGACAGGTCTTTGCTTAGGTACAGGCCAACGTACAGCATAACTGTCTTGATGGAGGGAAGAAGGAGGTTCTATGGGCATCACTACATTGATGTTCAGATGGAGATTGATGACTGCATATTACTTATGAAGAATGCAACTGAGAGACTATCAGATTGATATATCTAACCGAGGTTACGATATACTACAGAACAGTAAGATACTATGTCTGGCCATGGAGGTAAGGCTTGGTAAAACTTTCACATCGTTAGAGATATGTAGGAAATTTGGTGTTGGTCCTATATTATTTCTAACTAAGAAGAAAGCCATGTCATCTATTCAGTCTGACGCTGATAAGATACTTCCTGGCCATGATATAGTCATTACTAACTACGAGAGCATACACAAGATAGATAGATCAGACTTTGACATGATAATATGTGACGAGTCGCACACCATGAGTGCATTTCCAAAGCCGAGCCTAAGAGCAAAACAGGTTAGGCAGCTGATCATCAACTGCGGATGTCCAAAGGTTATACTGCTTAGTGGTACGATAACACCAGAGTCGTACTCTCAGATATACCACCAGTTTTGGGTTCACCCATACAACCCGTTCTCAGAGTACGCCAACTTCTACAGGTGGGCAGACACATACGTAGACAAGTTCCAGAGAAAGATCAATGGCCTAATGGTCAACGACTACTCAATAGGAAAGGAGAACGAGATTATGTCTGTTGTGTCTCCATACATCATAACATACACCCAGAAAGAGGCAGGCTTCTCTACAGAGATTGACGAGGAGATACTGTATGTTGACATGCCAGATGTTATAAAGAACATAAGCAATAAACTTGAGAGAGATCTTGTTGTTGAAGGTAAGGACGAGGTGATACTTGCAGATACTCCAGCAAAGCTTATGCAGAAGATGCACCAGCTTGCAGGTGGCACGATTAAGTTTGAGAGTGGCAAGTCTATGGTCATATCAACCTTTAAGGCTGAGTTTTTAAGGTCGCAATTTGCGACCACAAGAATTGGTATCTTTTACAAGTTTAAGGAGGAGCTGAACGCACTTAAGCAGGTGTACGGAGATGACCTTACAACTGAGCTGGATGAGTTTGATACTGGTAAGTTTAGGGCTATTGCATTACAAATTGTATCTGGTCGTGAGGGTATATCCTTAAAAAGTGCTGACTATCTAGTGTTCTATAGCATTGACTTCAGTGCCGTAAGCTACTGGCAGGCTAGGGACAGGATGACAACTATGGACAGACTTTACAACAAGGTATACTGGATATTCACCGAAGGAAGCATAGAGGATAAGATATACAAGGCTGTTAGATCAAAGAAGAGTTATACGTTAAATATTTTTAAAAAAGATTATGGAAGATAAAATGTTTTTTTTGTTGCCAGTTGTGGCATACAGTAAGATTAATGGTGAAGGAATGTTAATCGTTGGATGGTTTAATAAGTCACTCATTATCAGGATTGTATGAAGATGATAAACGACCCAATGATCAAGCTGTTGGTTGACACGTTTGATCTTGAGACACCAGATCAACAGGTGCTTGAGATATGTGAGTACGAGTACAAGGATGGTGTTATTATAATAAAAAAAATAAAAGTCTTGGATTCTGAACTAAATTTTGTTAGATTTGCTAATCTTGAGAAGGTAACAAAGTACCTTAGCAAGTATTACTGCAACTTCAATGACAGAACAACAGATACAGGCGAAGATAATAAAGAAGCTTGAAGCACAGGGGTACTATGTCATTAAACTAGTACAGACCAACAAGCCTGGAATACCAGATCTTATCGCCATTCCAAGAGACTCAAACGTTGAATTTATAGAGGTAAAGCGGCCAGGAAATAAGCCTAGCCCTTTACAAGTATACAGAATGAAAGAACTAAAAGAACATGGAATTAAATCTTCGGTACAAGAATTCGCATGACAGGAACCTGTACGTAAACGACAACAGAGTTCAGATCACAAAGATGCTAATACAGGGCATTCATGTGAACGACATACTTAAAATGATGGGCATACAGAACTACACGTTGAGTATGCTGTTTACAGAAAGGCCGACAAGTAAAATCCTAGGTCACAGAGACGAGACGTACTTCAGTGAGGAAGAACTACTAAATCAAAATTTCAATTTTAACTTTAATAATTTAAGCTATGACGAACAACAAATCTATCTCGAAAGAGAAAAAACTGGCGTGCTTGGTAGGTATTTTGCCAATCATGATGGACTTCATGGAAGACGTGAAGGATGACTTTCCAAAACTCTATAAGCATCAAATAAAAAAATCTGGGAATGATTTTGTTAGTGAGGTTTATAAGATGGGAAATCAGATATACGAGAGAATGGACCATGAAAATGACAAAGAGGTAAGCGAGTTTTACAACGAAGTCATAAACATGGGTACAATTTTTCGTAATTGGATTGCAGATCTATAGATAAAATGTTATCTTTGTCTTGTTGTTATAAAACAAGATGAGTAAACTAACTTATATTAACGTGTTGATGGCCGACATCAACGACTTGACCGACACATTATACGAGTCGTTGGTTGATAATGACATAGACGAATTAAATAAAACAATCGATATTTTAATTAAAATTTTAAAGGATGTCAAAAAAAGTCACGAATCAAACCCAGGAGATATTGGACCTATATAGGTCTGGTATGACTAACAAAACAGAAATAACTAGACGAGTTTTTGGAGACGATGACGAGAGAAATAGAGGCACTGTCCGTAGAGTTATAAAAAATTACGATAACAATAGAGCTATCTATGATGAGTGTGAAAGAGTAGGGATCCCAGTTGAGGACGTTAAGCACTACTGGCACAAGGGACAACACTTCAGCATTAATGTTAAGGGAGAGTCTCAAGACGTTGATCTTGAAGAATTTAAGTCTGAGCTAATTTCAGAGATAAAGAACTGGGCCCCATCTTACAAGAAGATTAAAAGAGAAAAGCTAAAGGATCCGCACTGCCTAGTCTTTGATCCAGCTGATGTTCACATCGGTAAACTGGCATCATCATTTGAGACTGGTGAAGAGTACAACCAGCAGATTGCTGTTCAGAGAGTTATGGATGGGATGCATGGAATCATCAACAGAGTTTCTGGTTACAATGTAGACAGAGTAATTTTTATTGCTGGTAACGACATACTTCACATTGACAATCCAAAGAGACAGACTACATCTGGAACACCGCAGGATACTGACGGAATGTGGTACGACAACTTTATAATGGCAAAGAAACTATTGATTGATGTTATAGAGACCTTGATGACTATAGCTGACGTGCATGTTGTATTCAACCCAAGCAATCATGACTTCATGTCTGGTTTTATGTTGTTACAGTGTGTTGAGGCGTGGTTCAGCGAGTGCGACAACGTTACGTTTGACAATGACATGAAGCACAGGAAGTATACCGTTTATGGTAAAAACTTGATCGGTTCTACACACATGGATGGAGCAAAGGTTCAAGACCTTCCGTTGTTAATGGCTCACGAGGCATCTGACAGCTGGCACAAGTGCGTTCATAGGTACATATATGGTCACCACATTCACCATAAGTCATCCAAGGACTACATGTCTGTAAACGTAGAGACTCTTAGGTCTCCATCAGCTGCTGACAGCTGGCATCACAGAAATGGATACCAGCACTCACCAAAGGCAGTTGAGGCATTCATACACCACCCGTTCAACGGACAGGTGGCTAGACTGACTCATTTATTTTAAGGCTTTCTTAATTATATAGTCTGCCGATTTATTTTTAACAATCATTTTATAGTCGTCTTCATCTAGTCCATTTTCTCCAAATTTCTTAAATACTTTTAAGTATTCTTCTCCTTGTTTTGGACTTAATCCTCCCATATATTGTATGAATCCTAATTCATTTATGGCTTTATTTGATGAATTTGTTGATTTAATCATTTTAATTTCCCAATCTTGAGGCTCTCTCTTGAATTCTTTTTTAAACTTCCTGTAAGTATCATACTGATTTTCAGTTAGAGCTCTCTTTTTAATTATTGAGTATGTCTTGTTTGCAACTTGACCCATCTCTTTAACTCCAGCACCAGTTGTATACGGAACCTCTAGTCCATAAAACACAGCCTTAGCTAGTGACTTGTCTTTATCTGTTAGGTACTTGGTTGTCTTGTTGCCCATGTGGTCATCTGTAAATGTACCATTAGTTGCCATTTCAGAGTTTTCTGCTAATTTTAAATACTGATCAGCAGCAATTGAGAACATTCCGTACTTACCTTCTTCGCTATTTGTAAAGTTATAAGTAAGCTGATACGTGTTGTCTTTTATGTATTGCTCCTTAAATTTATTTATCTGAGATTCAGTCATTTCTTTTCCTAGCATCTCTCTTAGTTTTTTCTCATCATTTATTGCTTGCTTTATCTCACCTTCGCTTGGAGATCCGAACA